AACAAAAGAGATGGTAAATATGTCGAGGGCGCAGAACCTGGCAAAATAATAAATACTGTTACCAATGAATTGTATGACAAGTTAAGTGTTGTACCTTGTCATTACAAAAGACAGTACATTGAATGGCAAGATAGGGGTCAAAGTTCTGGCGCTCCTGTAGCTATTCACGATGCGGATAGTGATATCATTAGTCAAACCACTAGAGGTAAAGACTATAAAGATAGATTACCAAATGGTAATTATCTTGATAACACTGCTAGTCACTTTGTATTAATCGTTGGTAATAATCCAGAGACGGCATTGATATCTATGAAGTCTACTCAATTAAAAGTTAGTAGAAAATGGAACTCAATGATGATGGGTATTAAGATGCAAGGTAAAAACGGTTTGTTTACTCCGCCTACTTACAGCCACATTTACAATCTATCAACTGTGCAAATGTCAAACGACAAGGGTACATGGTTTGGTTGGGATGTAGCAAAGGTTGGCCCTGTCGAAGATAAATCTATTTATGACATGGCTAAAAACTTTGCAGTAAGTGTTGGCAAAGGTGAGGTAGTAGCTAAACATGGTTCGGAAGAATCAATAACTACTAACTCTAACAGCAACTATTAAGTATCCTAGGTAATGGGCGGTGAAGGGAGACTGGAGCCGCCCATGTATTTATATGGAACAAATAGAAAGATTTAAAAATATATTCGAAGGATTAAACCGAGCACATGGTGTCACTAAAGTTTCAGAATCAAACGGAGATGGTAATAAAATAAAAGGTAAGTCTTTTGTAAAAAGAGAAGATATTACAGATGAACTTTGGGTAAAACATTTAGATGGCACAGAAAGTTTAGGTGTCATACCTATTAATGATGACAATCAATGTAGATGGGGTTGTATAGACATAGACTCTTATGCAGGTTTTGATCACAAAAAATTAGTTGATAAAATATTTAATTTACATTTACCATTAATGGTTTGTAGATCTAAGTCTGGTGGTGCACATGTATTTTTATTTACAGAAGAATATGTGTCTGCATCTTTGATGCAAGATAAATTAAATGAAATAAGATCTGTCTTAGGTTATGGAGGATCAGAAGTTTTTCCTAAACAAAGAGAATTAAAATCGAAAGATGATACAGGAAACTTTTTAAATTTACCATACTTTAATGGTGACAATACAACAAGATATGCCTTTGATAGAATGGGGCAAGCTGTTAATCTAGAAGGTTTTTATAAATTACATTATGAAAATAAAATCACATCACAACAATTAGTAGAATTAAAAATAAAAAGACCAGAGACTCCATACTCTGATGGACCACCTTGTATAGAACTTATGGTGCAAAATAGAGTGGGCGAAGGTGGAAGAAACAATGCTTTGTTTCATTACGGTGTGTATGCAAAGTCTAAATGGCCAGAGAATTGGAAAACAAAATTAATGTTGTTTAACGATTCAGCTATGGAACAACCGTTGTCTGATACTGAAGTAAATATAATTACAAAACAACACGATAAAAAAGATTGGGGATATAAATGTAACGATCAACCAATGTGTAGTTTATGTGATAAAAAATTATGTAAGTCTAGAAAGTTTGGTATTGGTCAAGAAGCTGTCTTTCCTAATTTAACAGATCTACAAGTAGTTAATCTAGAAGAGCCTTACTATTATATGAATGTAGATGGAGATAGACTATATTTAGATTCTGCAAAACATTTAACAAATCAAGCTTTGTTTCAAGAAGAATGCGTTAAGCAGCTTAGATTTAATCCACCTACTTTAAAGACTAACGAATGGAAACAAAAGACCAATATTTTATTAGAAGGAGCAGAGATAACAGAGCCTGCTGAAGGAACAGGGACCAAGGACATACTAAAAAATTATTTAGAAGACTATTGTGTAAATAGAATACAGAAAGACGACTTTGAAGATTTAAAAAATGGAGGGACATACACTAAAGATGGTTATCATCATTTTGTTTTTGATAACTTCTTTCATAACTATTTATCTAGAAAACATTGGAAAGTTCAGTATCAAAGAACATCACAAATGTTAAAAGATAATTTAGATTGCACAACTAAGCGTGTAGGTAAAACAAAACTATCTGTATTTGTTATTGCTAGGTTTGACAAGAAAACAGAAACATACAAACCAAAAACATTTAAAAAGGATAATTACTAATGCGTACAATTATTTATGGTCCACCCGGTACAGGTAAGACTTGGACTTTGATAGAAGAGATAAAAAAGTTTTTAGAAAATACAGATCCTAAAAGAATAGGTTATTTTACTTTCAGTAAAAACGCAGCAATACATGGTAAAGAAAGAGCTATAGAAAATTTAGATTTATTCTCTGATGATTTAGATTACTTTCAAACATTACATTCGTTTTGTTTTAATCAACTTAATCTAAATAAAAACCAAGTTATGAAAGAAAAACATTACAAAGATTTGGGGGAAAAGATGGGACTTGAGATAGAAGGGACGCAACAAGATGATGATCATGATAGTGTTTTTTATTCTAAAAATCCATACATACAGTTAATAAATTTAGCTAGATCAAAGGACATTGATCCTATTCATTATTATCATTTAACAGATAATCAAAAGATATCTCTTAATAAATTAGAAATCATAAACAAAGAGTTAACAAGATACAAGGATCAAAATGGTTTGATAGACTTCCCAGATATGGTGGATAGATATTTAAAAGGTAATCCAGAAACAGGCGAACAATATATACCACCTAGCTTTAGAGTTATATTTGTAGATGAAGCACAAGATCTAAGTTTAATGCAATGGCAATTGGTTAAAAAAATAGAAGATGCAGCTACAGATTCTTTTATAGCAGGTGATGATGACCAAGGTATTTATAAATGGAATGGTGCACACGTAAACACTTTTATAAATTTAGAAGGTAAAAGAAAAATATTAGATCAATCACGAAGAGTTCCAAAAGCACCTTTTAGATTAGCAAACAAAATAATTAAAAAAGTTAAGAATAGAGTTGAGAAAGAATGGTTGCCAAAGGACGAAGAAGGATCCGTAAATAGATTCTCTTCATTATCTGATATTGATTTTTCACAAGGTAAATGGTTAATTTTATCTAATGCAAACTATATGTTAAACGCTGTTGGAGACATATTAGATGAAAAGAATTTATATTGGCAGAGAAGAAATGCAACTCCTAGAATAAAAAATCTATATGAAATAATACAAAAATGGGATGAACTTCGTCAAGGCACGCCACTTCACTTCAATGATTGTAAAAAGATATTTAATAAAATGAATAATAATTGGGATAAAAAATTACAAAAGAATATGGTTAAGGATTTATTCTATGACATAGATACACTAAAAGAAACTTATGGTTTAAAAACAGAAGCAGAATGGCATGAAGCTCTAGATGAATTAGGTACAGAAGAGATTAGAAAAATACAAAAATTAATAGATTCTGGAGAAGATCTATCTAAAGATCCTAGAATAAGAGTATCAACTATACACGGCGTTAAAGGAAGTGAAAGAGAAAATGTAGTTGTAAATACAGATTTGTCTGGTGCAGCTTATGAAGAATATCAAAAAAATCCAGATGATACACATCGTTTATTTTATGTAGCTGTAACAAGAACAGAAGAAAATTTATTTTTAATAGAACCACAAACAAGAAAGGCTTATGAACTATGACAAATAAAGATATATTTAAAGATGCGTTTCCACAAGATAAACAAATTGGAGGATCTCATTATAAACATTTTCACATTCAGCCGTACGAATTTATTTCAAAAAATAATCTCTCGTTCTTTCAAGGATGTGTTGTGAAATATGTTTGTCGTTATTTAAACAAAAACGGTATACAAGACTTAGAAAAAATAATACACTATTGTGAATTAGAAATAAAAAAATTGAAAGATGGAAAGAAAACTAAAAGTTCTTGATTTATTTGCAGGCATAGGTGGCTTTGCATTAGGATTAGACTCAACAGATTTTTTTGAGACAGTAAAATTTGTAGAGAAAGATAAATACTGTCAGAAAGTTTTACAAAAAAACTTTCCTAACATACCAATCGAGGAGGATATAAAAAATGTCAAAGGAAAAGAAGGAGACGCAGATGTCATTGTGGGAGGGTTCCCTTGCCAACCAATGTCAGTCGCAGGAAAAAGAAAAGGAACAGATGACGACCGCTATCTCTGGCCAGAAATGTTTAGACTCATTAGGGAGATCAAACCCCAATTCGTTATTGGGGAGAATGTGCAAGGAATTATTAACATCCAAGACGGCATGGTACTCAGACAGGTGTGTGACGACTTGGAAAGTGAAGGTTTCGAAGTCCAATGTTTCCTTATTCCAGCTTCGGGCATCGGTGCTTGGCACCAAAGGTACAGAGTCTGGATTGTGGGCCACTCCGAACACAATGGATCACTTGCCTCCAAGATCAAAAGAAGGGACACTGAAACTGCAACAAGGACACAGGAAGGGAAGAACGAAACCAGCGAACCTGAGAGAACAAGTGGATCCAGAGACAATGAAGATGTATCCAACACCGACACAAGACTCAGCATCGGAGAGAACGAAGAAGTACAAACAAGGAGGGACACCGTTGACAGTAGCAGTTCAAGAGGAGGAGAAGAGAATGTATCCAACACCGAGATCATCGGGACAAGAGAATCCAGAAACATTAATCAAAAGAAAAGGAATGAAAGCAGCGGCTCAACACAATCTGACGGCAGCGGTAAAGATGTATCCAACACCAACAACACAAGAGGTAGAGCATCCAAACATGGTATTGAACGAGAAGGGAAGAAGGTTGACGAAGGATGGAAAAGACAGTCACAGTCTGAATCTAGCGGACACAGTAAAAATGTATCCAACACCGACAGTGGGTTGCGAGGAAGGGGGAGAACAATCCAACAGAGTGGAGAGAACAAAGTCTGGAGGTTTTATTCTGAGGAAGAAGAACAAGCCAGAGTCGACATTTGGAGCGAAACTATCGGACGCGATGCTTTATCTAGAGAAGGAGAAAAAGAAAATGTTACCAACACCAACGACGGGAGAACAGAAGTATCGATTAAAAGGAGACAGTCAAGCGTCGAAATGTCTGGAAGCGATGGCAAGAAGAGGAGAGATAAACATGTATTACAGTCCAACAACAAACGACAGCAAGAATTTAACATTTCCAAAGAGTCAGAAAAACAGAACATCAGTGATTGGAGACATGATACGAATGAAACAAAACAAACCTGGTGGCAAACTGAATCCGACCTTTGTGGAGTTCCTAATGGGATTTCCTATGAATTGGACAAAAACAGAGCCAACAGAATCAAAACTCTCGGTAACGCAATCGTCCCACAAATTGCAAGAGAGTTCGGACTAGCAATTAAAAAAGTTCTGTCAGATGAAGATATTATTTAAACCACAAACAGAGTGGCTGCCACCTGAAGAGTTCAAAGATCTATCAAGTTACGATGAGATAGCAATTGACTTAGAAACCAAAGACCCAGGTTTAAAAGACATGGGATCTGGATCTGTAACTGGTAGAGCAAAGATAGTTGGTGTAGCGTTAGCAGTGGAGGGTTGGTCAGCTTATTATCCTATAGCACATGAAGGTGGTGGTAATATGGATGAGAGAAAAGTATTAGATTACTTTAGAACGATTCTAAACTACCCCTCAACTAAGATATTTCACAATGCAATGTACGATGTATGTTTTATTAGGGCTGCAGGGCTAAAAATCAATGGTCAGATCGTAGATACCATGATTGCAGGCTCTCTCGTCAACGAGAATCGCTTTCGTTACGATTTGGGTAGTATGGGTCGTGATTACGTCGGAAAGGGCAAAAACGAGGCTGTATTGCAAGAAACTGCCAAGGAATGGGGCATAGATCCTAAGTCTGAGATGTATAAGCTACCTGCAATGTATGTAGGTGAATATGCAGAGCAAGATGCCAAACTCACACTAGATTTATGGCAAGAAATGAAAAAACAAATCGAGATGGAGGATGTTGGTTCTATCTTTGAATTAGAAACAGAACTTTTTCCTTGCCTTGTCGATATGCGTTTTTTAGGTGTGAGAGTAGATATTGAAGGAGCTCACAAATTAAAAGAAAAGTTAGTTGCAGAAGAAAAAGAATGCTTATTAAAAGTAAAAAAAGAAACAGGAGTAGATACTCAAATATGGGCAGCACGCAGTATTGAGAAAGTTTTTCAAAAACTGTCCCTACCTTACGACAGAACAAAAAAATCAGATTCTCCATCATTTACTAAAAACTTTCTACAAAACCACGAACATCCAGTTGTTAAACAAATCGCTAGAGCTCGTGAAATAAATAAATCTCATACAACGTTTATTGATACCATAATAAAACATTCACATAAAGGACGAATACATGCAGAGATAAACCAACTTAGATCAGATCAAGGTGGAACTGTAACTGGTAGGTTTAGTTATTCTAATCCAAACCTACAACAAATTCCTGCACGGAACAAGGAACTTGGACCAATGATTAGATCTTTGTTTATACCAGAAGAAGGACATAAGTGGGGTTGCTTTGACTACTCACAACAAGAACCAAGACTAGTTACTCATTATGCATCGTTAGATAATTTATATGGTGTAGAAGAAGTTATGGATGCATACCAAGAAGGTGAAGCAGACTTCCATCAAATTGTAGCTGAAATGGCTGACATACCAAGAACTCAAGCTAAGACAATCAATCTTGGTTTGTTTTATGGTATGGGTAAAAATAAATTAATGGCTGAGTTAGGTATTAATGAAGACAAAGCTAAAGATCTATTTAGATCGTAGATGTAGGTTTGATTTGTGGGAGCCTAATCAGTTCGGTATACATAAAGCATTACCTCATGATGCAGCGTTAGCGGAACACGGACCAGGGATCAAAAGAGCTTACACATACAAAGCTTTAAATAGATTGATACAAGGTAGTGCAGCCGACATGACAAAAAAAGCAATGGTTGAACTACATAAAGAAGGTATTACACCACATATACAAGTACATGATGAACTTGATATATCTGTTAGTAATAATGCCGACAAAATAAAAAAGATTATGGAGGAGGCAGTAACTTTAGAAGTACCTAACAAAGTGGACTATGAATCTGGTTTAAATTGGGGTACAATTAAATGAGGATAAAATATGGCTTATTTAAATGGAAACATACCTGTAGAGTATGCACAAATTAGAAGGGAATATTTATATGATCTTAAAAAACATCATGGAGAAGTCGAGGACTGTATTATCTTTGGTGTTACCTGTATTACAGGTAGGGCACTCTTATTTCATGCGATTATGGAAAATGGCGCAATCTTTTATCGTCTACCAATTACGGCTTTTATTCAACGTGGTTATAAACCGGAAGCTGTTCCAACCCGTAGACTTGATGAATTACAACTTTGGAATTCTTTTAGTTATTATCCTGCTATTACTAGTTGGGATATTTTAGAAGCACAATCAGGTAAATACATCGGTAAAGATAAAAAATGGTATTGGGG